ATTATATGATGAACTTAATTGAAATAAGTCATACGTCTCATCTTTAATTAACTTAACTAACTTATCTAAATGTTCTTCTAATTCAGGTGTTAATTGCATAATACTTCTCAATGTAATTTCTATCTTTAGTAAACTCAGGTATTTTATTATCAATAATCCAACTACTTCTAGTTGTATCACCGACATTATAATAACTTTTAACTACACATCTACCACGTTTATTTGAAGTAGATAAATCATTCCAGTTATAGCCTTGTTGAAAACATAACTCTTGTACTTCACTTGTTTTCTTACCTTGAAGTTGTTTATGTGGTATTAGAGATTGACCTAGTGTATTAATTGAATTTCTAACTTGATCTTTCTGTCTCCAGATAAAGTAATTACATACATCAGATTCAGGTATATTAAAACTTCTACTATCAAAATAAGCACGTTTAATATCACCATTCCAAATTAAGTTACTATTAACTGTAAATTCAACACTTGCAATAGCGGCACTTATTGATTCTATTTTAGATTGATTATAGTTAAACCATGCTTCACTAGTTATCTCTTTATAGTCATGTAATAGTAAACTTATTTCATCTGATTGAATATAAGCAACTTGTACATCTTGAATTTCCTCACATAACTTAATAGCTGTTAAATTCATAACATTAATTAAGTTAGCATCAAACTTATTCTTCAATGGTTTAGTGTATGTATGAAACGCTTTACCATCGAGACGTATGATAACAGGTGTACGTCTAGTTAAATAGTGAGTACATCTACTCTCGTAATAACCTTTAATTCTATCTCCAAGTGAATCCATAATAGTACAGGGGTTAATTAACCCCTAGTTAAAGTGTTTAATTATTAAGTAACTTAGTTATCTCATCTAACTCTAATTGAGTTTTAAGATCCGCACTCATTAAGTTATTTAGACGTTTCTCTAATGTAGCCAACTCACTCTTCTTCGTACTGATACTTAATCTACTTAATCTAGTTTTAAGATCAATTGTCCATTCATTTAATGTGTAACCTAGATAAGTAAACTTATTATCTAAACTTAATATTTCAGTTGCTCTAGTGTGCATAACTTCTTTATTAAGTAAGAAAACAAGTATGTCTAGTATTTGTTGTTCATTTGCAGTTTGAATATTAACAATAGCATTAGCATCAACAAACCATTTAAATGCACAATTAGTAACCCAATTAGGTTTAACTTCAAGTGCCGCGATTTCAGCTTTCTTCTTATTTACGATATCGAGTAATTCTTGAACTTTAATATCAGACATATGTTTCACTATCCTTGAATGTATTGTTTACCGTTAACTAAATGAACTACTAAATCAGAATAGTTCATTAATAAATCATCTTTAGTTACTGTTATGTATTTATCATGACAACTAACTTCAGTTGTGTTAACTGCATTGTTACTAACTGTAATTAACTTACAGTAACTTAACACAACGTAATCTGAAATTAATGGAAGATAACCCTGTAGATAATAACCATAGATATGACCATTAATCTCTTTATATACATAACGTTTATCATTAGTAGGAGTTAATTGAGTTAGAGATACATGACTTATAAGAGATATGTTTTTACTACAGTTCATTATCTCTAGTAAGTCAACATAGTTATCTACAGGTAACTCACTTAACCTAACTGATAAACTAGTTAATCCAGTTAGAGGAACTAACTTATTATTATCATCAATAAACACATATCTCTTAACTAAGTCATAACTAGAATCACACCAGTTGTAATCATACCAATCATACTTACCAAGATAAGTTAAGTTAACTTGCTTTTTAGTTTGATAGATACATCCAGGTACTAAATCCCGCACACTTATTTTCTTACCTTGAAGAGATGTGAATTGATTGGCAGCTTTATATTCTTCACAGTTAGCTGGTAGTAATACTAATTTCTTACCATCCCAAGCATAGATAAACTCACCTTCTAACTCTCGCTTATTGCAGTTAGTATTCATTAATATGAATAGTAGATTAGATGGTGTTATCTCAAATTCAAATCCTCTATCATCGTATACTCGAATCATTGATCTACCACTTGAATAGTGTGACCAACTATCTCTAGTTACATCCTTATTTAGAATGAAACCAGATCGAGGAGTATTATCTAACTCTAATGTAGGGATAGTCGTATCTATCCAACCATTAAATGACTTCTCTTTGCGTAACTTACCAGTAGCATCATAGTAGATGATATAAGCTAATTGCTTAGTGAAACATTCACTTCTAACTTGAAATCCAACTTTAATCCGCGATGGTATGAATAGCTGCATTATTAACCTCTAAATAATTAACGGAATCTTTTAGACGTAAGAAAAAAGTAGAGATGTGGTTTATTACTTCATCTAAATCGGTAGATACACAACTGTCAATTGTATTTCCTATTTCGTCATCAATATCAGACATTGAATTAATATATAGTATGAATTTACGACTATCATGAAAATGATAAATTCGTAAATTTATAGATTTGAATGAAGTTTTAAATTGAATACAATTAAGTTCATTATTTTCAGTAAACCACGTTAAATTAAACGCACTATCTAACTTATCTTTAATTACAGTTACTTCATCATCAGTTATTTTATTTAACTTATCTCTAGTTAACTTAACTGTAGTTCTATGTGATTTGATTACACTAGCTAAATCATTTAGATATTTATCTACTCCATCTAAATCATGTTGTAGATCGTAATTAACTCGTCTTTCTAATAACTCAAATAAGTTATCACTTTTAAAGTAAGCTACATTATCTTCATCTACTTCAATACTAGTTGCGGGATTATGTCCTATCTCATTAATCCACATAACACCATTATCTTCAATGGTTAATATTACTTTATCTCCAGGATAGAATGAGTAATCTACATCTTCACCTCGACATTCAGGTAAATTACGTAATACTATTGCATTGTAAACTTGCATAATTAATTTCCTACAACTACTTCTATTTCATGTAACGTTAAACCACTTAATGTCTCAAATTGCTCACGTTTATCATAAGGTAATTTAATGCGGCAACTCATACTTCTACTTCTGTCTGCTAACCTATCATCACCCCATACAATATAACTAGTTAATTCTCCGTTACATTTAACTAACGTAATTATAAATCGCGCAGACTTATCCTTAGTTAGCGCAATTCTATCTAAGTCATGATAACTAGTTCTATCGAAGTTAATATTTTCAAGTCCTTTTGATTTAGCTATCTCATATAACTCAGCTAACTTAACTTGTACTTCAATATCATCAAACTTAAGTAATGTAAAGTAGAGATTAAATACATAATCTCTAGTTACATCATCTGAATCAATGTAAACGTACTTATCTTGATAGTAGATATTAATGAATGGATTACCTGGATGATTGTGAATGTATTGGTATGAATATGTCATGTTAATGTTGTTTTCTAAGTTGTTTACTTTCTGCTTTATTTGGTATATTTTCTCTTCTATTAAGTTCACGTCTTAATAGACTTTCTCTTATCCAAATACCACTATACAGTGTATCTTTAACCCAACTCTCGTAAAAACCTAATGTACGTCCTGCACAATGAACTTTAATTAAAAGTTCTTTTAAATTAAGAAGTTGTTTAGTATGTAATGTACTTAAAACGTATAACTCTTTTAACTTATTTATTTCATCTATAGTTCTTGATTCAGGAATACATTTAGATTGTAAGTGTTTGAAAGATATTGTCATGTTACTATTCCTATTTAACTAAATCTACTCGTTCTCCTAGAAACCCATATCGTTCAGCTTCAGTTTCCATTTGTTCCCAATCGAACTTAGCATTATCATAGTAGCAATTAACTAAGTTCTTCATTTTATCCCAATAGAACATTACAGCATCATCATTAAGATAATAGATAAATGGTGATCTGCAAGTTTCAGTAACTCCAATAATATATGCGTTACTTACTTCATGAATGCAATTAGTACGTTGATTTATAGCAGCACAATAAGCAGATAATTGTAAGTAGTACCCAATTAGAGGATAATACTTACCACCATCTTTAGTTTGTGCAACTGGATATTTAGCTCTATTCCAGTTTTTCCAGTCCGCCACTGAATTAGATGAAGTAATAACCCCACTATCTCTACCAATGAACTTAGTGGTATCTACATTGCCGCACATATCGTATGTACCAGCAAATCCACGTCCAGTAGCTTCATCTACCCAATATGTCTTCTCTTCAACAGCTATGGGAGTTATGAGATCAAGTACAGGTAGAAACTTATTGAAGAATACATCATCACTTGTTTGAGTTACGCTTGTTTTCTTACTCTTATAATAATCCTCGATTAATTTATGTACCTCAGTACCACGAGTTGCAGCAGTCTGTGTTATTTTATTAGCTTTAGCTTCACCTACACTAGCACGCCATTTAAGTAATCCCTCTTTAGGTTTAGCGTAGTTAATTAATGTAGTAACTGATTTAAATTTCTTAGTTGTTCCATCTAATTGATATGAACGACCTTCTACTTCATCATTTATTTGAGTTAACATATTAGTCTTATACATATTAAATATAAGACTAATATATCACATTACTTGGATTCTAAATGGAAATTATGAAATATACCAAGACGACCTATATCGTAAGAAACAGAGATGAATGACTTAGTTAATAAATCACCAAATTCACTGTAACTAACTTGATATTCATGTCGTTCATTAGTATCATCAACAACTACAATAGTGTACTTATCTGAACAACTTTCACCTAGATAGTTACCGCTACCATCGAAGTTAGGTGTACATGATTCCTCATGCCACTTATCAACTAGTACACCATTAATATTAGTGTGAGTTAATTCAGATGCGTCAATTGCAGTACAACTAAATACAGTTAATATTACTATTATTAGATTTAGTATTAGTTGCATTAATAACCACCACTAACATCTTCTTGTTGTTTAGCTACATTAGGCATTACTTTAGCTAGATGAAAGAAGTGATTAACCTTAGTATCTTTATATGCTTTACCTTCATATTCGCGTACTCCATTAGTAATCATGCCATGGAATACAACATTATTACCCTTCTTGAATACTAACTTCTCAGATGGTGGTTTCTCAATAGCATCTAGAAACTCAGTAGATGCGCCACCGTTATCCCAGATTGTGAGATCATAAAAATCTACAATGTTCTCATAATCACCCGCTTCATTTTTCTTACTTCCTGCGTTAGCTGCAATCTTAATCTTTGCAGTACGCTTCTCACCTTTAGTCTCAATAACAATATCTGCTACTAAACGTCCAGCAATTGTAGATTCAGTACCAGATAGATAAAATTGATAAGCCATGATTCTTTGTTCCTTATTTAACTTTGTCGTTTGTTGTGCTTAGTCACCCCGCACGATGTTACTTCAACTATATTACCACAATAATCTAAAATTACATGGGACTATGACGACTAGGTCGATAATACTTCTTATACCAAGTTATTAGTGTTGTTTTAACCCACTCACATTCAGTAGCGTTATTACAGGCAGCTTTACTAGCAGCAAAGTCAATTAACATTGCTTCAGTTATTTCATCAGGTACAAAGTAATGATCACATAATACATCAGCAATGTATTTCAATACTGCGGGATTATTATGTTCTGCAACTACACTAAATAGAAAGTATTGAATTGGTAATGTTATCTTCATAATTTAAATATCCAATATAGTTCTTAATGCACAATCTAGATAATTAACTTGGTTGCCTGTATAAACGTATTGACATTTACTATTACGTGTAGGTTGTCCAAAACTACCACATCTAACAAACTGAGGAGCGCGTTTACTTAATGTAGTGGCATGAGTTAAGCTAACTCCTTTATGATTAAGATATTCAACTACCGTAAAACTAACATCATCTGAATAATTATGTTCTAACTCTGCATCAATTACATCTTTAATACCAGGATTATTAGTGTGAGCTTCTTCAATAGCATCTAACTTAGTTGTTCTAGATAATAGTTGTTTATTAGTTTCTTCTTGTTGTGTTAACTTCTCGTTCATTGAGTTAATCATCTTCATCATTTCAAATAACATCTGATTCTGATTAATGTTATCTAATGTTTGATTATTATATTCCTCATCTGATTTAATTACGTTAAATGCTGTATCACATAGACGATTAATAGTTTCTTCTGTACCAGCAGCTAATAACGCTTGAGCTAAGGTATTACCTTTATTAGCCCAATATGTCCAGTAAGAAACAATAAGTTTAATAGGTACAGCGTTAAATTTAATACCAGGTCTACTGTCAATTTCAACTTCGACAAGGCTGGAATCCTTATGTGGTAAAGCTTCTGAGGATTTACCTGCTAAAAATTCGTTAAGGCTTGCAGGACGTTTATTTATTGATAATCCAGCTTGAGTTTGACTAAGTTTATACGTACCATCAGAAAGCATAAATACTTCTAAATCAACTGAACCGTATTTAATCGTAGTTCTTGTAGCTTTCATTTGTTTAATTCCTAATTAATGTAAATGTGAGACTAGTAAGAAAAATAGACTCCTTGGAATGGCTGAAATGCCTGTGGTTGTCGCCTCCGCAGAAATGTGGAAGTCTAATTCCTCCACAAAACCACAATTTAGTAATGCTCTTTTACCTGTAGATTTATCATATCATGATAACCATGTCCAAGCATCTTCAAAATCAATTGGAAATTCTACTTCAGATTCAAGTAACTGTAATGCTAAATCTTGATTAAATTTAATTCTGTTTTCATCATTTACTTGCATCCCATGTAATATCAGTTGACTTAGCATTACTTATCATTTGATTATGCAATTGGGTTATTTCATCACCTATTTTACATATATCGTATTGAAAATTAGTGTCTTTTTCACTATTCCAAACAAGATCAGAAATTACACAATTCTGTTTGTCTAATAGTTCAAGTATCTTAATTAATATCTCTTGTGTTTCCATGTGTTTCACCTATTACACTAGTTAATTCAATAATGTTCGCGCAATTAACTTAGTTCCATAGTTAGGAACTAGATATTTAGTAACGTAGTAATAACCACTGTATTAATACAACAGTTATTGCTACGCCGTCATTAATTAGTAACTGATGTTCTAATTAAATATTGTGTTTCTCTATTTCCCAAACACGGTCATATACAGCTTGTAATTCATCAGGTACATCATTATTATTATTCATAGCCTGAACCCAATTAGATAATGTATCTAATGCTTCATAAATATCAGTTTGTCGCAATTGATTTAATTGCTCTAATTGATGATTACTTAACAATTGAACAACTCTAACACCTTTTAACTTATCGTTAGTTGTAGTACCAATTCTATCTACATTAGCTAAGTTAGCAATAGATGTAGCAAACTTAGATATTGCATTTAATGTAACTTCAAGTTGATTATCGTTCTCTATCATTAGAAATTAACTCCATGTCCTACGTTAATAGTGAATAGTCCATTATCCCGCCACATTCTTAATACCTGTGGTCTATCATCAATTACAGCATGAACATTATAAACATTCTTGATATACGCTTCATATATCTCCTGTTTAACTACACTATCCTTACGTTGATCAAGTTCAGCACGCATATACAACGCATCATATCTAATGTTATGTTTATCTAACCAACTAATAGTCTGATCTTTCCAAGTATCCTTACGTCCTGATACTAATACTATTTTCTTACTCGGATAATACAACTTATATAACTCATATACTGGTTCATTAAGTAGGTCATCCTCGCACGTACTAGCATCATAGGGATTACGACCATTAAGTAGACTTAGAGTACCGTCAAGGTCAATTATGACGCAATCTGGAAGACCTTCTATTCTAGCTGCACTAGGAGGATCAACATACAGATATTTATCGTACATACCACGAATAACAGCTTCACCTACTGAGTTAGTTCGAGTTAGATCACGTTTAATGCACTCAGATAGAGGAACGGTAAGAAAACTATCATTGATGATTAATTCAGCTTTACCTTCAATTAATGCGGCAATTCTAGTCTTATGCTTTGGACAAAGGTGCGTATTATCAAGTATCACATTATACCCATTACTAAGTGCCTCTAGTATTAGTAATTCCTCACATTGAATAACAAACTTCTCATTTTTCTTACTGTATACGCCGTTGTCCATCATGGTGCGAATATCGTCTTTATTAATACGCTTCCATCCAGGTACATCGGTAACTAATTGTATAGCGTATGTAGTTTTACCAGATCCAGGTAAGCCAACTGTCATAATTACTTGCATAATTTCATCAACTCCTCAAAATTCTTTAACAACAACTTAGATAGTGCTTCTTTAACTGACTTACTATGACCATCTCTAATTGAGAATAGGATAACTTTCCATTTGATGTTAGAGATAGCTATTGCAAACTGTTTCTTATCGGTGATTTTAGCGAACTCATTTAAATCATGTTCAATTAACTCACATAACTTATTGTATTTAGTTAAGTAGTTATTGTAGATGCTACTAAATTCATGGAAGTAACTGATAAACTCATTACCTTCACCTGTTCTAACTAACTCTAATATGTCACGTTTGGTAACGCTTGATTTAATCCTATGATATTTAACATAATCATCGTGTTTTAATTTAACTCGTTTCCAAGTACACCATTCTACTATTACATAACCTTCATTATGTAATCCATCTAACTTAACTAACTCATCTCTAACTTCATCTATAGTTAAACCATATTCAAGATAGTCAACTAACTTAAACGAAGTGAACTTAGGTTGTGCTATCGACTCCTCACGTAATGTAGTTCTATTTCTAACTCCAATTAAAGTTAATGAGTTACTACTATGTGATACAACTACTGGATTAAATGGTGTACATAACTCAAACATATACGTATAGTTAACATCAAAGTCATCTAATTTATATGATTCTTGCATAAATACAGTCCATGCAAGTTCAGCAAATGTAACACTATAATCAAGTATAGTTCCACCAGCATCAGGAGATCCAGTAGTTGCAACTAACCATTCATCATTGTAGTAATACATAATGATTAGACTGCCATCTAACTTCTTATAAGCATAAGAGTTATCGAAGTCTATTTCTGCTGCACATGATTCACCATAGTTATAGAATCTATCAAATGGATATGCTACAACATTCCAATCATTAGCTTCATCTAATATTAATCCGCGACATTCAGTTACTATTGGATGATAATAGGGTGATGTAACATTCCAATAACATAATCCAACTAGATTAGGATATTTAGTATGTCGTCTAACTTGTATTCCTAATTCGGCGGTTAAGTCTTTTAATGACTTAGTTCGGAGATATTCTTGTACTAGCATATTGGTTGAATAAAGTTATCCCAACTACGATTTATTGAATAATTATCAGCTATATCTTTTAATTGTCGCTTAGTTTGTTGTCTGATTCTATGACGAATGTTACAAAGACGAGATTGATTATAATATCTATTATCATTTGGACAACTTCCAAACTTAATTAACACGCGTTTATTGTTAATCATCATTAAAAAGTGCAGCTATTACTAACTGCACTAACTAAGTTAAATTTCGCTAACTACATCATATCTAGATTTAAAAGAATTGTATCTTCTAGGTTCTAGATGAAATGATGGTAACTCTATTAATCCACGACATTCATGATAGACATAATTAGGACTTGATTGGCGAGATTCTACAACATGGATAACCTTAAATCCCGCATCATAAATTAATATAAGTCTATATGGATTGCCGGATCTATCGTTATTACGACTAATTACTTGATATGCTACAGCATCGTTCATACAGGAATCTTCTTAGTTGCAGGTACAACTGGTAATGGATTACTACCTAATGATGTGAATATCTTATCCCAATGTACAGTTAACTCTTTAGTTGTTGGATCTAATTCACTAATCACAAATTCACTATTACGTAAATGTTCACTTCTAGCACCAGTAGCAATATTAGATTCATCAGTAAGAAAACTAATTATATTCTGATTCTTATTTTTCTTACTACGATACATATACCCAATAGCATCGGCGTTAGCTACTGTGTATAATTTAAGACTTCCTGTTAACTGAATATCCTTCACATCTAACTCTGTTTTCTCATCAGACGTTACTTTAATGTGACCACTGAGAATAAGAGCTTTACCTGCTAAACCTTTAAATGGTTCAACGATGTCAATAAATGCCCGTCTAAGTAGACCATAACCAGCACCTTTAGGTAACTCAGTTACATCCTTTCCAGTGAAGTTCTTACCAATAGGCGACTTCTTATACTCGAATGTAGCCTTAGCAAGAGCAAGTGCTTCAATTGCAGTTAATGTATCAAGTGCAATGTAATCATATATGGGTTTACCAGCTTTAACGTTTTCAGCTTTAATTAACTTAGCTGTTTCTTCTAATAATGAACCTAAACCAGTACCGCTAGTAGCAGCTTCTTTGCGTAAGTTAAGTTTAGTACCATCATAATATTCACTACCATCTTCTAGGTCAATAAGTAGACTATTAGGTAATTTAAGTAAATTTGACGACTTACCTATTTTGGTATTACTTAGTAACACTAAAATACGTGGATCTGTATTAGCTGCAACTGTACTTGTTCTTGGTAATATTAAAGCCATGATAAATCTATCCTAATTGTTCTAAATAAACTGGTTCAACTACGTCATTAATCTTAACTAAAGTACATTTAACATTTAGTGCTAATTGTATTTCAGCTACTTCACCATATAATACCACACTTTCAACAGTAGCTGTAGTATTTAGAAAGTGAACTCTATCGCCTTTAGTTAAGGTTTGACCATATTCACGTAACACGGTTGTCATTATCCACATCATAATTTATCCAGTATGTCAAGATAGTTAATAGTAGGTTCACCGTCTGGTAAATTGTTATAAATACTATTTCCGATCTCTCTAAAGTAAGCATCAAACTTAGATTCCCAATTATCATCAAAGTTACATGATATACTTCTAAGTGTTTTATCACCTTTATCTCTTAGTCGTTTGTCTACTTTTTGAACACAATCAACATTATATACATTGTTATTAATCATCCAGTCTCTAACATCTTTCTTAGTAAACATACTTATCTCTCAACAGTTACAGTTAAACCTTCAGCTACCAATTGATCTCTACTTAATTCAGCAAACGGTTCGGTATATTCTCCTATTAGAGCTTTACCATTAAGATGAGCATCCATCATAATTTGATAACTCTTATCATTACTGAATCCCATAACACTACTTAATATCTCTACTACAACTTCAGCAGGAAATATGCTGTCATCATGTAGAATCAACTTAACCATTGGAGCATTGTTAACAAATGTAAATGGCTCTCTATCTAATACTGCATTCATGATAAAGTCTCCTCGTAATTGTTTAATGCTACTTGATATACGAATAATGCAGCTATTTGACCACGTAATACTGCATTACGATTAATTATCCATTGTTGATAATCAATTTCAATGTAATCTAGAGCAGGATCACTAGATTCTAATCGGAGTTGATGAAGACGATGATCTGCATTACGTTGAGCTATTTGTAATTCAATATCTCGAATTAAATACTCACATTTAAGTATGGCAGTTCGGAGTCTACTTAATGTTAGAAATTTAGGAAACTCTGTCCAATTGATAGTCTTAATGTCTAGAAAGCGAGGGATTTTGATGCGTTGGTCTGTTCCAGTTGTAGTAGTAACCATGATATGACAGCCTCAATTCGTGTTTTAATAGTTGGATATTTGTCAGGTGTCGTGTTGTTGAATGATTTACATTGAACTAATCTCCAATCAGTTATATTATCAGTTCTAGAATATTTACCTTGAGTAAATTCACAAGTAAATCTATACTTATCAATCCTAATACTGAAGATGCGGCGATTCTCATTAAGTGAATTAGAATAACCACCTACACAGTGATTATTGTATCTACCTTCATCTAGTAACTGAAGTGACGTAACTAACTCAATTACTTCACATTCTAGGTAATGTCTATTAATTGGTAATGGAGTTACAAGTACCTTATTTAATCTAGTTTTAGCAGAGTTAATTTTTTCAGTTATATTTAACTTAATTAAATCAATACATAGAGAATCCGAATAAAAGTCATTCTCCAATATACCGATAACCCATTTACCTTCAACAGTAACTAGATTCTCAATGAACTTAAATAACTCTAATTGTTTATCTAGATTAAGATACTTAAACCAATTAGTAATTCCACAATGTTCATTAGTAAACTTACCTAATCGCGCCAATTGAGTTTTCCAACCTTTTGGAAGAGTAAGAAAATAGGTATCATTAGTTATGCAAGCATTACATAACGTGATGTATTTAAGTAACTCTAACCATTGTTCCTTCTGATGCTTCTTAACTCCATTACCATATAGTCGTTGAAATACTATGTTCCAGTGTTTATCATTAAATGTTAATGACTTTAACTCAGGTATTACATAATTAGAAATAACTTCAATTGGTTTAGTATCAACTAATTTAAAGTAATTAGATATCAAATTCAACTCATCTTCATTAATAAATGATGGTACTTTAATAGCTGTTGGAGCATACCGTGGATTAATATGTGCGATATAACCAACTATCTTATCTACATCTAAATAAGCATCGGGATATTGACGTTTCTTCTTCAGTAATCTAAATAAAGTAAATTTAGAGGTATTGAAGTTAACTACTTCTATTTGTCGTGTTACTAGAAATGCCGCAAATTCTGGTCTATATATTAATTGTTTAGTAGCTAGATCAATACCAATCATGCAACAATTAATATCGAATGTGTCAATGATATTAGTTAGTTTACTATTAATTGAATAAATATCAACATAGTTAATATTATCAACTCTACTAACATTAAAGATTGTAAAATGCTTTTCTTGGTAATATAAGTTTTTAATTTTATGAGTTGTTCGATAATAGTCACAATTTTCTTGTGTAACTAATCTAAATACATCTATATCACCATACTCTGATTTAAGTCCAGTTACTGCACTATATACAATAGATGCAATTGCTCCACCAGCTACAACACCTTCATTTGGTAGTTCTGGTAATTGAGATAGAATAAAGTCACTTGTGATAGTATCTAAAGTCATCATAATTAAAATGGGGTAAATTAATTACCCCAACTAAGGTTACTCTATGTCTAATAAATCATCTACATCTTCTACTACATCTTCTGCAACTGGAACATCAGTTAATTGATTTACAACTAATGCAAGTGATTCACCTTTAGTTTTCCAATCAACTAAACTACTAATTAACTTCAATAACTCAACATTAGTATAATTAAGTTCCTTAAACTCATCAACTATACGTGTTGAAGCATTCATAACTTCAGGATATAATGTGAGTATTGCTGCTAGTATTAATTCAAACTTACTCTTAATGTCAGTACCACATGACTCAGCATACTTGAGGATACCTGTTTTACGACGTTTAGGAACACCTGCTATTAAGGCTGCTATC